TGCAGACACACGTGCTGCTGTAGCTGTCCGTGAGGAACGGGATGCACTACTAGCTGCTACCGATTGGATGGGCAACAGTGATGTAACCATGTCTAGTGCATGGACTACTTATCGTGCAGCACTACGGGATGTACCAGCACAGAGTGGCTTCCCTAATAGTATTACGTGGCCTACCAAGCCTAGCTAAAGGATAGAACATGACCAAAGCAAGAGACACAGCAAACCTAACTGGTAGTGGGGTAGGTCTGTCACTACTAGACATTGATGCAGGTACTGATATTGGTGCTGCTCTTGTTGATGCTGACCTTATGATTGTAGACGATGGGGCTGGTGGTACAAACCGCAAGGCTACAATGAGTAGATTGGCTACGTATATGGGGACTAAGATTGGTGGAGGTATGGAGTTTATTGCTTCATCAGGAGCTATATCTAATGCTGCTTCTGCTAGTTTTACAGGTTTTGATGCAAGTAAATATGACCACTACAGGTTTTATTTTATGTACGTTAAACCAGTTGCAAACTCAGACCCAAAAATAGGAGCATATGTAAGCACTGATGGTGGTACAAATTACGATACCACTGCATCAAATTATATTTTTGATGGTACAACTACAGTGGCAAGAGGTTTTGCTTTACAAGAAAGTTCAACAACAGGTCATGATACCAATGAATATGGTGTATGTGGCTACTTAGATGTATTTGGGCCACATTTAACTAACTACACATATGCAATAAGTGAAACTCTTAGTATGAGTGGTAATGGAAGTGCACAGCCGGGAAACACGGCGGGAAGGCGTCATACAATTCATAAAGTAGCAGCAGATGTAGATGCTATACAATTTATTTTTAATGATGGAAACATAGCATCAGGCGAGATCACTATGTTCGGTGTAGTAAACTCATAAGGAAAAACAATGGCAGGTTATATAGGTGGTAAGGTAGCAGTATCAGCACCACAACAGATAGAAACAAAGCACACAATTACGGCAACAGCCAGCCAAACCAGTATTCCTAACATTAGTTATACTGTTGGTGCTGTGCATGTTTATCAAAACGGTATACGCCTAGTAGATGGCACAGATTACACTGCCACGAATGGTTCTACTGTTACACTAGAAACAGGTGCTACTGAAGGTGATCAAATTGTTATTGTGTCCCACGGTAGCTTTGAAACAAGTGATACAGTAAGTAAGGCATCTGGTGGTACGTTTAGTAGTAACGTAACAGTTAGTGGTAGTGTTACTGCAAATAGTCTAATTGTCCCAGATGGTTCAATACCTTTGGTTGACCTAGACATAGACGGTGGCACAGACATTGGTGCAGCCTTAGTTGATGCAGACTTGATGGTTGTGGATGACGGCGCAGGTGGCACTAATCGTAAAGCCACAATGTCTAGGCTTGCAACTTATATTGGCACTAAAGTTGGTGGAGGTATGGAGTTTATTGCTACTAGTGATGCTAGTAGTTCAGCCACCCTTTCTTTTACAGGTTTTGACAGTAGCAAATATGATAATTATGTTTTTATGATTGCTAATCTTTTACCTGCTACAGACGGTCAATGGCTTAGACTAAGATTATCTGTAGATGGTGGGAGTAATTATTTATCAGCTAGTGACAGTTACCTTCTTGGTGGTACTGCCGCAGTAAGTGCTGGCGACAGCACGTACATATCATTTGGCTACAGTGGTATGGGCAGTGCAGCAGGTGAAGGTCTGGTTGGAGAGATACATATAAATGGGCCTCATTTAAATGCACCGACATATGTTTATAATAATGGTGTTATTACTATTCAAAACGGTACACTTGAAAACTATTCTACGCAGTATGGTAATGGAAAAACTAAAGCTGCCACAGTCGTAAACGCAGCACAATTTAGTTTTACAAGTGGTAACATAGCATCAGGAACAATCACTATGTACGGCATGGTTAATTCATAAGGAAAAATAATGTCAGGATATATCGGCGCAATACCTACCCCACAGGCTACACAAAGTCGGGACGTATATACAGCCACATCAAATCAAACTACATTTACTACCCAAGGCTACACGCCGGGTTTTGTGTCTGTATATCTTAACGGTGTACACTTAGCTAGGGCAGACTTTACAGCTACTAATGGGTCAGACGTTGTGCTGGCCTCTGGTGCTACAGCTAATGACACAGTAGAGATTGTTTCTTTTGGTACATTCCAATCAGCAGATGCACTACCTCTTACTGGTGGTACTGTAACAGGCACAGTAAATTTCCCAGACGGAAGTATCAGTATATCAGATTTAGATATTGATGGGGGTACTGATATTGGGGCTGCATTAGTAGACGCAGACCTAATGGTTGTTGATGATGGCGCAGGTGGAACAAATAGAAAAGCCACTATGTCACGATTGGCAACCTACATGGGTACTAAAATAAGTGGCGGTTCACAAACTTTTACTGCTAGTGGTAGCATTAGTGCTGGTGCTTTAGTCGGCTTAAATATTGACGGCACAATTTCCACGATGGGTGCAAATGCTGGCGACCCGGTGCAAGTTAATGCAACTAATTTTACTGGCGCACATGACGGTACGGAGGCTATTGTTTATGATACCGCAAATAACAAGGTTATTTATTTCTATCGGGATCAACAGAATAGCGGTTATTTAACTTGCCGTGTTGGAACGGTGTCAGGAACAAGCATTTCGTTTGGCACTGCTGTGGCTATATCTCAAATTCCAAGAAGGATGAAAGCAGTTTATGATACTAATGCTCAAAGAGCAGTTTGTGTTTTTAGGAATGAATCTGATGCGAATCATGCCTATGCCGTAGTTGTTTCTGTAAGCGGGACTACGCCTACCTTCGGCACTCAAACAGAATTTTACGGTGGAGTTGTAGAGGCACTGGATATTTGTTATGACAGTAATGCTAATAAATGTGTCATTGTTTATAAACACAACGATGATTCTGTTCTAGCCAAAGTTGCAACAGTCAGTGGAACATCAATTAGTTTTGGTTCAGCGGCTGGCCCGTCTGGTGCTACTTGCAACTCTTATACCATAAGATGTGAGTTTGATTCTAACTCAAATAAAGTTGTTGCTCAATGGAACGACTATGACGATTACGAACCTTTTGCTGCCGTTGGAACAGTAAGTGGCACATCAATATCTTGGGGTTCAGAGACAACTATAGATTCAGGAGCAACAACTGCTAATAGGGGAATGAGTTTAGCTTTTGACTCAAACAGTAATAAATTTTTGCATGTGTATTCTGTTGGCAGCATACTGAGGGCTAGGGTCGGAACAGTAAGTGGTACATCAATATCTTTTGGCACGAAAGTTACTTTAACTGCAGTAGGCTCTTCGCAAGCCAATGCGCTTGTTTTTGACAGTAACAAAAATCAAATGGTTTTGTTTTATGAAGCTCAAACTACAGATTTTGGCAATGTAATTAAAGGTCAGATTTCAGGTACTTCATTCTTTGCGGGTGAAGCAGCAACTGCTGTAGAAATTAACGTACAGATAGGCGGTCTTGTTTTTGATCCAGACACTAACCAATGTATTACATTTTTTCAAAATGACAGTAACTATAATGCGACTTCATCAATTATTAATTCTGGCAACCCTACATGGGTTGGTATTGCGGCTGAGTCAATTTCAGATGGCGCATCAGGAAAAGTCACAGTAATTGGTGGCATAAACACCAATCAAAGCAGTCTTGTTACTGGCGCAGTCTATGGGTTGCCAGTAACTGCTACAGCACTTACGGCGGGTGCATCTAACGCTATTGGTGTGGCGCTATCATCGTCAAGTTTATACATTAATACAGGGAAATTCTAATGAAAACTTTAGTGAAAAATGGCATATCTGTTTACCTTTTTGCCGATGATAAAGTTGTAAACACAGCATCTACCCATACAGAAATTGGTTCCCCTGTGGAACTTATAGCTGGTGACTGCAATACTTCTAATAGTGTAATGTACACAGGTGTGACTGCTCCTGAAAACTGGACGGGTATTAGATATTTGTTTGACGGTACAACGTGGTCTGCAAATCCAAATTGGACAGATACTACAAGTGAATCGGAATCGGAGTAACTTAATGGATATCAACTGGACATTAGTAACAATAGCAGGAGCATTACTAGCACAAGGTGCTGCTGTAGTATGGGCAGTGTCCAGCATGGTATCAGACATTAAGTATAACAGGGCTGAGATAGCTGATGTAGAAACTAGCACAGCAAGACTAGCTGATGATATACATGAGAATGACGTAATGATTGCACGTATTGATGCAAATGTAGAAGCAATCAAGGATGCATTAAATGTGGTTACAACTAATCACGCAAAGAGATAATTAAATGATTGACCCCGTTACAGCTTTTGCTGCAGCTAATGCAGCCTTCAAAGGGGTCAAGATGCTAGTAGGTGCTGGCAGAGAAATACAAGATGTATCACAGCAACTAGGTAAGTGGTACGGTGCAGTAGCTGACATTACTAGGGCTGAGTCTCAACGTAAGAACCCTACATGGTTAGACAAGCAGACCCACGGCTCTGACAACATAGAACAAGAAGCAATGGACATTATTGTTCGTAAAAAAACATTGCTTGAGAAAGAAAAAGAAATAAAGTTTATGTTAGACTTTAGGTTTGGTGTAGGCACATACGATGAAATGCTAGGTATGCGTAGGCAAATACGTAAGGAACGTGAAGAGACTGTGTATGCGGCGATGGAAGCTAAAAGACAGATGGCAAACAACGCAGCTATAGGTGGCCTATCATTACTAATAATTGGTGTATTAGGTGGGGGCATATATCTGATATCACTAGGAATTGGTTAATGATTAATCTTGTTGTGTTACCCCTTGTGTTAGCAGGGCTGTTAAGTAACCCTGAGTTTGTACAGTGTCACTTAGCAAAAAGAGTTAAGATACAGGGAGAAATGGTTTGCATTTACCGTGGACCTAATGGTACAATAGGATATCATTATCCCATGTTTAAGTTTAGTGAATGCCCTAAGACATATATGTGTAGATACACACCTAATGCTAAGAAGAGAGTATCAGTTCAAGACATACTAGATGGCCTAAAAGATGGCTTTGAATAAGAGAAAGAAAGAGAATTAAAATGGCAGCTTTTAGACCTATACTACAGCCCGGTGAAACTGAGGCACAGGCCGTACAACGCACTGTAGGCAATATGTCTTTAGAAGAATTAAATGCCCCAAGGCTTGCAATAGGTGATCCCTCTGGTGTGTTTAAGGCTATGGATGCTAGAAAAGCTCAACTAGAGGCTGCTGCAAAACAAGCACAAGCTCCTTCTAATTCTCCTATAATGCGTCCTCCTACAGGTTACACTCCGCTTACAGACAGTCAAAAAAGTATGATTTTTTCACCTAAACCCGTAGGCGGTTCCAATATGACACCAATGCAAGACAAGCTAGACACGCTCAACCAAGAGCTTGCTGATCTGTACGCTATGGATCAGACTGATCCTGCTACGATTAAAGCTATAGAAGAAAAGACCAAAGAGCAACAGCAAGCTTCCGCTAAGGCACTAACTGAAGGTCAACAAAACCTTACATCTACTGCAGTTAAAACACCTGAACAACTAGCACAGCCAACAACTGTAGCTACAATAGACCCTAATACTGTAGGTGCTACTATTGATCCCACTACAGGTGATGCAGGTGCAGCTAGTACAGCTACTGCTGCCTCTCCCAGTGTTACACAACAAGCTGCAACTCCTTCTGGCCTTACCCCTGCTACCATGCAAGCTACTGGTACTCAAGCTGCTTCAGAGGCAGCACTGCAGGGTGCAACTGGCGCACAAGGCACTGTGTCAACTACAGTTGACGCCGCCACTCAAGACCCTGCAACTTTGGGAGGTAGAAAGCTTGACGTAGCTCAAATTACAGACCCAACTAAAGTTGTAGTTCCTCCTGCACGTACTTTACAAGAAGGTGAGCTTATAGGCGGCTCTGCTGTAGACATGGCAGCAGTAAAGGAAGCCACAGAGATACAAGCTGCTCAAGCTGACCCTTCAAAATCTGCAAGTGTAAAAGGTCAACTAGATGACTTAATGGATGACTTTGAGGACGGTGCTACCCCTGCATGGGCTGCAGGAGCCATGAGAGCCGCTACAGCAGCTATGAATGCACGTGGTCTAGGCTCTAGTAGTATGGCAGGACAAGCTATCGTACAGGCGGCGATGGAGTCAGCCTTACCTATTGCACAACAAGACGCACAGATTGTAGCTCAATTTGAAGCCCAGAATTTAAGTAACCGTCAGCAGGTTGCTATGTTTGCTGCACAACAACGGGCTGACTTCCTTAAGATAGACTTTAATCAAGACTTTCAATCGCGTGTTACTAATGCAGCTAAAATTAGTGATATAGCAAATATGAACTTTACTGCAGACCAACAGGTTGCATTAGAGAATGCTAAGATGGCTCAGACTGCCAATCTAACAAACCTTAGTGCTAAGAATGCTAAGATTATGGCTGATGCTGCAGCTATATCTAACATGGAGTTGACTAACCTAAGTAATCAACAGCAAGCCTCTGTAGAGAACGCTAAGAACTTTCTCCAGATGGATTTAACTAATTTATCTAATGATCAGCAAACTGAGTTATTTAAAGTACAGGCACTACAGCAATCTATTTTAACTGATGCTGCAGCAGATAATGCAGCTAAACAGTTTAACGCCTCTAGCGTAAATCAAACACAAGAGTTTATGGCTACGTTGGCATCACAAGTATCACAGTTTAATACCTCTCAAGCTAACGCTATGGAGCAATTTGCTGTATCTGAAACAAATGCAATACGGAAGTTTAATGAAGAACAGCGCAACGCTAGGCAACAGTTTAATACACAGAACGGTTTAATCATAGCACAAGCTAATGCACAGTGGCGGCAGAATACATCTACTGCCAACACTGCAGCACAGAACGAGGCTAACATGCAGGATGCTAAAGCAGCCAATGCTTTTACTGCCAGTACTTTAGATCAAGTATGGCAACGTGAGCGTGATCTTATGTCTTACGCTTGGAAAACAAGTGAGACTTCGTTAGATAGAATTAACGATGTAATTATTGCTAACATCAGTGCCACTGCATCAAAGGAAAATGCACAGACTACTGCAAGTGCATCAGATCGTAGGGGTGAGGCTGAAATGTGGGGAACTATTGGTTCTGCTATATTAGGCTATAAGTTTTAAAAGAGGGTAATATGAGTAGTTTTATAGATAGAGCCAGATTAGAGACTTTTGCAGACAGTATAAAAGCATCTGTAGTGCCTGAAAAAAGTGAAGATATCACTGAGGGTATTAAAGACGTTTACTCTAAGTCAAGCTCTAAAGGTTTAATGTCTCCTAGTATAGAAGACTTAACTGCTGATGCAGATGAGATTATGAGTCAGACTGATGCAGATATGTCTGGTAGTGAAGATACATCTTATGCAAGCACTATGTCTACATATGATGACCTTTATAAAAAACAAAAGACTAAAACTAAAAAAGTTAGCACCAGTAACTTTGGTGAAAAAATGATGGCTAGGTATATAAGTGAGTTAAACTTAAAGCCATTTCAAGCGGCAGCTTTGGCGGGTAATGCCGACTATGAAACGGGCGGTTTCAAGTTTATGGATGAATTAAAACCAACAGTCAGGGGTTCTAAAGGAGGAACTAACGTCTTTCAATTTACAGGTTTGCAGCCCGGCTATAGAAGGTACAACTTTGAAAAGTATGTAGAAGAAAACAACTTAGACCCTAGAGATTACGATGCAGGAGTAGACTTTTCTATTTTTGAATTAACTAAAGGTGATCAAAAGTCTGCTCTTAAAAAGCTACGTGAAACAGAAACACCAGAGGAAGCTAATAGAGTAATTGTAAATAGCTACTTAAAGCCTGACAAAAAGAAAACTAATATGCCTACTAGAGAAGCATTAACAATAGAGTACACTAATAATTACAAAAAGGATACCGTACAAGATGGTCTCTAAAATAAGTGGTCCTATTCCCGGCCAATCTCTCACTGACACACCTAAGAACTACCCTTGGGAAAGACCTCCTGAGACTGCTGTGCCAGAGGAAGCTATTAAAATTCACCTAGATCATATGGCTAAACCTGCTTTTATGGATAGCACTATATTTTTACTAGAGATGGGTTTGCCTGTAGAAGTATTAACTAATACTACTATAACTTTAGCTGTAGCTGAAGGCTTGCACAGCATTGATGTAGGTTTAATTATTGCTCCTGTAATACACAAAGAGATAGTCAGCATAGCTGATATGGCAGGTATTGAATATGAAGAGTTCTTCTCTGAGGAAGCAGAAGAAGAAGAAGTAGCTAAAGCACGTGTTAAAGCTAAGGTTATGCGTAAGCTTAAAAGCATTAAAGATAAAGGCACTAAGGCTGAAGTGTCCGAAACTATAAAAGCTTTATCTAGTGAACAAACAGAAGAGTTTGAAGAGATGAGAGAAGAGCAAGAACCTATGGATAGTCCACAGCCACCACCCCAAGAGCCACAAGGCGGTATGGGATTAATGAGTAGAGGGGCGTAAAGATGGCTATAAACTTAAGTAGAATAGCAAAAGGCGTAGTGTTGCCCTTAGCTGCTGGTGCAGCCAAAGGGTACATGGCTAAACGTGATCTCTTAGAAAAAGAATTTAGAGAAAACAAACGTAGACAAGAAGAGTGGATGGCTACGTATGGACGTAAAGCCATAGCTGACAATCAAGCAAAAGAAGATACTATTGAAAGTGCAGCGCAAAGAATAAAAGGGGCAGGTTTACCTGATTCAGACGTAATACAGTTACTTGAAATACATGGGCCTGAGAGTGTGTTAGAGCTTTCTAAACTTGTGCAAGAATATCAAGCTAAAAATAGAGAACCTTTGACTGAAGAGTTAATGACACAAGCTTTTGAAGGCATAGAAGATTATGATGTAGAAGGTAAAACTATTGAACAAGCTGTACAAGATGCTTTTGAAGTAGTTAAAATGCGTGATACTTCTGATCCTGTTGATACAGAAGAGATGGGCTTTTTAGAAAGATTAAGTTATAACTTAAGCGGTGAAAGAGAGAGCGAAAAGTTAAGAAGGTTCTTAGATCAAGACTATGAAGGTGGTTTATCTATTAATGAAACTAGAGAGTTAGCTTACAGAGGTATGCCTAGAGGCACAGGAGATTTAGCTGCTTTTGACACAAGTGTATTTCAGACAGGCTATTCTAGTGAAAGTAAAGAAAACACTAAGATGTTAAAAAGTTACATACAAACTCGTACTTTAGATTTGTTAAGCGGTATAGATTTTGTTGACAATGAAGGTAATGAAACGGGTCTGCCTTACAGTGATGTAATTAGACTTTCTGATGAAGGCATGGGTATCGCTCTGAGACCCAGTGAAATTATGGATAACATTCTTCTAAAGAAAGATACAGATGACACTGTTAGAAATGCTTTTGAGCAAGCTATAAGAGACTCCTATGATGATCGTGCTGAATTGTGGGCAAACAATAATTTAGCTGAAATGTTCTTTGGTGGGCCAGATTATTTAGCATCACTTAGGATGACTGTAGAGCAACAAATAATTGAAAAAGTTACTAATGAAGAAATAACTGATGAACAGGCGCAATTAATAATAGACAATACTTTTACTAGGACTGAAGATAGTGCTGAAGATGTGGAAAAAGTAAAAGAGTTTTTAAGTGCTAATCCTTCACTGCCTTTCATTATTGTTGATGGCACAATACAGCCAACAGAGGCTTTTTTAAGTGAATTAGAAGAACAAGGTGGTAGTGAAGGTGGTAGTGAAGGAGGTAACGAAGGTGGTAACGAAGGTGGTAGTGAACCTGTAACACCTGCAGAGTTTGATCCAGATACCTATGAGTTACTTGTACAGCCAGAACCAGAGTCAGTAGTACCTGCTTTGCCTGAACCTGTACTTTATACAAGTGGTAATGAACGACCTTCTAGTAAAAAGGATAGAGAAGATTGGTTTAACGAGTACGGTAGCAAGTACTTTGAAAATGGCTCAAAACGTTACGTAGCACCTAGACCTACAGAGGTAGGCGATGCACAACGCTTGTGGGATGATTTGTGGGGAAGTTCACATGACTTTACAACAGGCGCACCTTTAATTGATGAGGAAGATCAATAATGTCACAGCTTTATGACTTCCTAACCAATAAAAAAGAAAAACAACAAGAACAAGAGCCTGACTTTATGACCTACACAGGGGGTGAGGAAGGCTCTTTTGGGCTTACTGATTTATCTGAAGATCACAACTACAATATTATTGAGAGACAAATGAAGTCTCGCTTTGGTATGTCAGAGAAGAATTATGACAGGCAAGAAGTAATTGACAAGTGGGTTAATTACAACAGAAAGTTTAACTTTGGTAATACCCTTAGTGTACTAGGAGAAGCTAGTTATTTAAGTAAAGCAGACGATGAAGAAAAGTTTAATGCTCTTAACTCTTACAAATTGTGGGATAATATGAAGGGTGCTTTTGAAGGCGGTACATTAGGACAAAAGCTAGACAATGTGTATGACTACGGTGTAGCTTTAATTGTAGACCCTCTTAACTTAGTAACTTTTGGGGCAGGTAAACTTTTAGGTGGTGGTGCTTCTAAAGCTGCAGCAGGGGTAGCAGAAGAGGGGCTAAAGATAGCCACAGATAAGATACTTAAGAAAGCAGGTAAACGAGGTGCAAAGGTTTCTGACTTATCTCCTGCAATTAAAGCAGAACTAGATCAAGCACGTAGAAGAGTTCTAGCTAAGACTATGAACAGGGAAGCTGTAGAGGGTGTTGAAGAGGGTGCAATAGAAACGGCTCTTAAAAAGACTGCAGGTAAAGAACTAGCTTATGGTGCAGCAGTAGAAACCCTTGGTATGATTGGTATTGATGATATACAACAAAGAGCCGCCTACATGAAAGTTGGCTTTCAAGATGAGTATAACTTTTTAAATACGGCTCTTATTGCAGGTGGTGGTTTTTTTGGATACGGACTAGCTAAAGTTATACCTCATCTAAGCGGTGAGAAGTTACCTACGTCAGTAGCACTTGATGTATTTGATGCAGCACAAGGGGCAGAGGCTGCAGCTAAAACACTGGCTAGAACAGAGTCAAAAAAAGAAGCTAAACAAAAGCTTGACGAGATTATGGCTGATCAAGAACAGAAGACAGCTTTTGTAAATAATCTTAGAAAAAATACTATAGCAGCAGAAGATTGGGCTAAAACAGTAATGGAGGGTAGACAGATTTCTGCTACCCTTTCTGACGAAAACCTTGAAGCTATAGCAGAACAAACGGATGAAGCATTTAAAGCTTTTCTAGTAGGTGATGAAAAGTCTTTTGGTGGTCTTCTTACTATATTTAAACAGGCAGGTTTGACGCTTGATAAAGCTAATGATCCTTGGAAGCACGTTAGTCACTTTCAAAAAGAAGTAATTAAAGATATGCCTGATGAATTAAAGCAGGAAGTAAAACGCCTGTATGATGCTACACTATTAAAGTATAGCAATCGCCATAAAGGTATAACTGACTTAGACGAGGGTATGAGTGTGCTTGCTGCAGAGCTTAGTGCATCAGGTACAAAGCTGCACTATCAAGGACTGTTTATGAAAGGCTTAAAAGAAGCTCAACAAAAAAAGGGAGCTTTTAAAGATACTAAAGGCATTACACCAGAAGACTTATTGGTAGGAGAGTTAGACCCTCATACAGGGGCAATAAAGAACCTTCCTGAGAAAAAGAAAGAGGGCTTCTTTGAAGCCATGCAGAGGCGTCTTATACAGCTTCTTGTTACACACCCTGCAACTGTAGCTCTTAACTTGTATGGCTGGTCAAACACTACTGCATTGTCTACTGCTTCAGATATATTTAGAGCAAGTCTTTACAAAGGAGAGTGGGCAGCAAAGCACCTTGTAGGAAATAAAGAAGAAGCTGTAGAGGCAGGTAAAAAAGCCAAGCTTTTGTTAGATTTACAAGGTAGAAAAATACGCAACTTAATGAACCCCTTTGCAACTAAGGAAGAGGTTTTAAACTTATTGTCTGCCAACCCTAAGCAACAGAGAGAGTTGTTTCGTTATATTGCAGGTGGTGTAGACAGCAAAGACGTTCTTAAAACTATTAATATTAACTTTGATGACATAGAAAAACCCGGCGTTTTTGACAGAATAGTTGATGGTATGCAAACGGTGTATGGTGTTAAAGCTGTAGACATACTTACAAAAACTCAAGAGTATATGTACAACATAGATAAACAGATAATCAAAAAGTACGGCATGAGTTATTCTGAATTTATAGGTGCTAAGGCAGATGTATTTGATGATGCAGGTAAGAAGATTGGTACGCAGCCTTTAAATTGGGATAAAATGCGCTCAGATGAGTTTGTTGAAGTTCAATCTTTAGCAGTGCAAGACTCACTACGTAATGTGTTTTCTAAGTCTTATGCTGGTAATGAGTTTAACAAGTCTAACAGAACTTTAATTGAGAGAGTTGCAGGTGAAATAGAAGCTGCACGTGCCTACCCTGTAATTGGTGCTATGATACCTTTTGGTCAATTCTTTAATAACACTATAGCTTTTATGGCTGACTACTCAGGTATAAGTGCAGTGCATGGTTATTTTACTCAGTCTGGTAGGCACAAAGCTGATCCATTTGATATGTTCACTAAAGGTGCTATAGGTTTAACTGCAGGGTATGCTGCCTCTGAGTATGAAATGAAGAACTTAGGTCAAGGGTTAGCTTGGCATGAAGATAGGGATGATGATGGTCAAGTAATATCCAGACTTTATGACTTTCCGTTTAGCTTTTGGAAAGGTGTAGGCAGAATATTTGCTCATCTTCGTCAAGACGGTACAGTACCAAAGGAATTATATATTGACATAAGAGATACTTTTGGCCCTGCTAACTTGACACGATCACTAGGCGAAACCAATAAGATGCTAGGTGATCTGGCTTTAGATGCTGCTTCTGGTAATGTGCCTGACCTAACAGATGGTCTTTCTAAACTATTAAGTGGTGCTGGCTCTCTGTATTTATCAGGATACTCAAGACCCTTAGACCCCATCAATCAAATTGCTGCATTTGCTATGGGTGATGCTTACAGTGAAACAGATAGAAAAATAGGTAGTGAGTTTGTAAATAACTCAGTGCGTTACGTTGAGAACATATTTGATGCACTAGACTATTTTACTGGATTAGAAACTGTAGAGGCAGGTAAAAAAGTAGGAGAGTTTGTAGGCTTAGATGTAGGCGGTGAGGCAATAACTAAACAAAGGGCTTTAGAGGAAAGAGAAAGAAGCTCCCCTATTGGTAGATTGTTTGGTTATAGAGAATCACCTGCACCTAATTCTTTAGATAAAATATTTGCGGATATAGGTATGCCTGAGTGGAAGACTAACATTAAGGCAAATATACCAGAAGCTAACAACGCTATGAACCGTATAATTACTAAACACTTAGAGTATGAGGCTGAAAAAGCTGTAGATAAACCTAATTGGGATACACTACCTCAAAAAACAAAGAAGAAACTTTTAAGCAATTTAATATCAAGAGCTAGAAAGAGAGCTATGAGAGAGCTTTTTAGAGGCTCTCAGGACGATAAACGTCATGCTCTTATGTATGACATAAGTAAAAGAAGCTCTAATGTACAACTACAAGATATTGAAGTTGCGTTAGAAGAGTTAGGTATAGATAAAAAACCAACTGAGTTATCTATGAGAGAATTGCGTTTATTGAAAAACTTTTTTAGAATACAGAAACGTAAAGAAAAACGAGATGTAAGAAGACAATTAAGGTAATAAAAAAAAGGGGCGGTCACAACGACTGCCCCTCTTACTTTGTTTCACGTGAAACATTTACTTTACGCCATGTAACTCCGAGCAGTACCTAGCCCATAAATAAACATCCCTAACGCTCTGCATAACGTGCTTACGCTCTGGGCAAGGCTCTATATGTTTAACTATAAAATTATCTAGTCCCTCACATAGCTTTGTTAAGTCTTCAACAAAGATTTGCCTATTACCTTTGCTATAGTTTAGTGCCTCTTCTTCTAAGTTCACAGTGTGCTACCTTTCGTGTGTGTGTGTGTGTCTTTATAGCAACACTGTAAAGCTTATCGTAAGTGTTGTCAAGATGTTTGTTGACCTCACTACTATCATGTAACTTATGTACCTTTATCTACATTAAACGGGAATGCAAAACATTGACTAACTGCTTTTGCATTTTCACTTGGTCTTGAATTGTATAGCCTTAGCATATCTACCTCTCTCCATTGTTGACAAGACTCCTCGGTTGTAAAGGCTACGTTTGGTGAAAACACTATGAAAGTTTTCTCACTTGTTGTTGGTTCTAGCATCATCATTACTACTGTGTAAACCCATACCATTTTATTACTCCTTTAAGTATTTGATTGCATTTTCTAAGTATTTAGGGTTATCATTAAAGGCTCCTAGACCTCTATTGCATTTGTGACATAACCAACCTCTAAAGCTGTTTGTAATGTGGTCATGATCAAGCACCCATGAACCATTCCTTTTATTACCCTTACCTGATACTTGTTCTTCCGTAGATAGGCATATAGGACATACATGAGTTTTATCTGGTGGTTCTATTTTTTTCCGTAAACTGTTACGAATAATAGAAAGTTCGTTGTTACATTTTTTACACTCAGGTCTTTGGTAGTTAGAAGCACTGTGCATAGAAAAAGCAGTTAAGGGTAGAGTACGATGACATTTATTACAGGTCTTGTTGTTACCATCTTCTATTTGATCAGGTATACTTTCAAAAAGACTTAGTTGCATCTAGGTTATATCCACCATTTCACACACATCACCAGTACAAGCCATAGTTTGCATACCAGATGTGTTGTCTTCTATTTCATAGTTATCAAATAAACTCCAATCTACTTTAGGGGGTGACATATCTAACATTTCATAGTACTCTTCTTTAGTACACTCTTGATAGGGTGCTTGTTGATAAGTATGTTCATTAAACGGAAGGAACGACACACCTGACATTTCATCAAAGTGTTTGTATACAAAGGCTCCTACCTCAAACCACTCATCTGCCTTAACGTTAATCGTGACGCTAGGCTTATGCTCACACCAATGACGTTGATACAACAACCACATTTCTAGTTGCTCTAGTGCTGTCATGTCAGCCGTACACACTGCACCAATAGGTGACTGCATAGGAAAGCTAAACACTGTTGTAGCGTCAGGTTTCATAACGTCAGGCTCACTAGGTATACCTTGGTCACGCATGAATGCCGTTAGTGGGTCTTTGTTATCACCACGCACAGTACGGATATAATAGGGAGAGTGACGAGCATGAATGCCAGAAGATGAGTCAACCAGTTGGGAAACTGTTCCACTGGGCTTGACACAAGTAATAGCAGTGCTATGAGGGATACCAAGACGGTCAGCCCACTCAGCGTTAGTAGAAACAGCCACATTTTTAAGATGCTCCAATGTATCAGCTAGGCCATCATTAGCCGTAGTCATTAATTTGTTATCCATTATCCCTGTGAGTGACACACCGAGCAAGCGTTCTGCTTCTGTGTTGGTAGCCCACACCTTTCGCAAGTAGGGGAACTTAGTGTATGTTGACTGAATGGTTCCAAGTATAGTTGCAAGACGGACTTTTCTTGTAAGGTCTTCCAAACTGTCGTTAGCACGGATGACAACTTCCGTAAGATTACAGAACTGATTCGGCCTAAGAATGATTTCCGAACATGGGTTTGTTCCGAACTCATAGCAAGACTCCCTACGGCCATTTTTTGCAGCTTGTTTAATTGATGCTTCTCTGTTGAATATTCCTCGTTCTCCACTACCACTCTCCATTAGTGCAGTCCACTCACGCATGAATGCCATGCTGTCAGGTTTCTCTGAATAAGATACTGAGTTGTTAGCCAAGGCTCTATGCCCTGCATTCTCCCACCAGTTACCTGACTTAGCGTGACGCATACGATCATCAGATAGATTAGACAGACTAATCATAGCACTACGTCTAACACCACCTACTACTACTACCTCACCAATCTTACACATTAAGTCATGACACTCAAGGCTAGACAACCTACGTCCTTGTGCACCCTTGAATGTTGTGACTGCAAAGTTAAACAAATCAACTAGAGGAGCAGGACCACTAGCCCTACCACCAAAAGTTTTTAGCCTTGCACCTGCAGGTCTAACTTTAGATACATCCCACTTAGGAATTTCACCAGCCCATAGGAGTGCCAGAACTTGTCTCAAACCCTTAGCCCATCCTTCCTTGCTGTCCTTGATGACAACGCACGTTTCGCTATCGAAAAGAGGAGGAACATCAGGGAGTTTAGTGATGAATTGACGCTCAACACTGAAACCAACCCCCGTCCCGCAAAGGAGGATGAACATAGCCTCATCGAAAGACTTAGGGTCATCTACGGGTAGGTAGCTACAGTTATACATACAGGTATTATCCCGGTCTGCAGCCTTACCTGCAGTCATGAGTGACCTCATACTAGGCATAACCTCAAGGCTAAGTATGGCATCACGCATTTCATCTAGGTCAAC